AGTATTATCTTTTAGTAGTAGCCTACTCTCAATTCTCAAGCCCTTTCACGTATAGAACCGATTCTATTATATGATTTTTTTTTAAATAATTAGTAAATGATGAAGATACATCGTGTTCTAATGTCACTGAATCTGTTAAATGATGCGCCTAGAACGGCAATGTCTTAAACGTTGAAAAGCGGGGGCCCCACTAGAAAGGTTGCTATAAGTTCCATAACCGCGTGGTCCAGGACGAATACTATTCTTCATAAACTTCAAACGCTCTCTATATGCAGTTAACCAATTACTATAATGAGTTTGTAAAAAGTCACCCAACTGTGGTGGTTGATAATTTAACCCACCATCAGAAATTGTAAAGTCTCTACCCTTTTCTATAATTGCCTGAGAAGCTAAGGCAAAAATATACGCTCCTTCGACAATTGCTTCAGAGAATAAAGTTTTAATAATTTGATCCGCAAATGTATAAGCCGTAAAGAAGGGCACCATATTAAATTCAGATAAAGCCATGCTTAAAAAGGCTACTAATGCTTCATCATCAAAAACATTACACGTTTCTGTTACTATTTCACCATATCCATCTGTAATGAATGCTCCAAATCTATCTCTAGAAGGTTTAACACCTGTTGAATTGAGTCTAATTTTTAATAAATATAATAAATAATTTATTGTTGCTAATTCTTCTTGTGAAAAATCTAAAGAAACATCATCACCTAATGTAATCTGTCCGGGACCGGTATCTGCGGTCAAAGCGTTATCTGCTGTTACAACAGAAAATGAAAATGACACTTCAAATGGTGCATTATCAATATTTGCACTCCAGGTATCGACCCAATCATCAACTTCTGCATCAGCTTCTACAGTATAAGTATATTGATAAAGACCAATGCTTACTCTTGATACATCTGTTGAGGTGGCAGATAATATTATAGAACCATTTGGATCTAAAATCTCTATTGTGGGTGAATCATCTGCATCAACTTCTTTTCCATTAGCATCATAATATTGAATTTGAAGAAGAACTTCTTGGCCCTGTACTGCTGCGTCTCTATTATTAGCCATTATAAACTCCTTGTTTACTGTATAGAAGCTTTTTGATTAATCTTATTTGATTATCAAATTTAGAAAAATCTGAATTAATATATTCTAAAGACAAGCGGGCAGCCATTTGGTTGTGATTATCTAATTTAAATTTACCATCATTATGCTTAATAGCTTTTCTAATTTCTAAACCTTTCATTGATAAAAAAGCAGCTAACGATAAGTCTGATATAATGTATATATTATTCATGATGGGCTCACTTATCTAACATTAATTAATAGATTACTTTTATCTATGTGCTGAGCAAAAATCATGAGTTTTTGGAGCTTGTCGCTTGCACTGCTTCCCATTTTCTTTTGTAAACAAACATCTTTTAAATTCTGTAATGGTCGGAATCTCATCAAAATCTTCCATTATAATTGGAGAAAAGTTTTCTAAATCTTCATCTTCTTCCATAACAATAGGAGATGGAGCTTGTTCTTTTTTAAATTCTGGAGATGTATTTGATTCCGAATCTTGTAATTCTTCGAAGCCATAAATTTCAGCTCGACGCTGTTGTTCATTTGCCGCCTCAATATCATCTAAGTCTTTTTGAAATTCAAAAAAATCATTATAAGCAGCATCATATTCTTCTACATCTTTTTCAACCAATTGTATACCGCGTCGTCCAGAATCTTTTGGTAAAGGCACCTGCCTTTGAGGTTTACCCTCAATTAAAAACGTCCGCTGAATTAGAAGATTCTTTCTCATCTCCACCCTCCTTCATTTTTAAACCCCAATGCCACCATTCTTCTTTGTAATTCTCAAAACCTTCAGAAGATAAAGCATCTGCAAGAATTTTTCTATTCTGTTTGATATCTAAATCAATATCATCAGAATCTAATCTATCACTTTGATCCATATTAGCATTTCCATTTTTATCAAAACCCATCTCTACTTCTTTATCTTTATATAAAAGAGTTAAGTCTACCGATCGGCCACTTCTATGATTTAAGTATGAAATATTATCTGAATCTAATTTAAGTTCTTCATACCCTCCTGTATAAGTTTTTAATTTTTCACGCCAATCATCTGGATTAGTATCTTTCAATTCCCTCTCTTGTGTTTTAACTATTTTCTTCTGTTCATCAAGAGTTCTGTATCCATATAAAATTAAAAAATTATAACCATCAGGAAGAGTATCTTCGGCTTTTCTTAAAGATTCTAATACATCTGTAGCCAATTTTATATTTTTACCATCCACTAACCATCTGGCATCTATTTTAAATCCATGTTCTGAAACATCAACAAGAAAAGGGTCTTCATCGGAATCGCTAAACATTAGATCTAAAACATCTAAACTTTCTTGATATAATCCTTGTTTTGATAAAATTGAAGCCAATGCAATTAGCCTTAGTCTCTTCAAATCATTAGGCGGACTTTTAACATTGAAAGGCATTAATTACTCCTATACAATATGACTATTAATATTAATATTATGAAATATGATGAGAGTATTATCCAACATATTAATGGGAAAGCGCATGATTCATTCAAAACTAAATACGTTATCCAAAATTTTACGGGCTCAAGAATTAAATGATGAAGCAAAGGCAATAGATAATCTTTTTAATAATTTTGGCGAAGAAACTGACGAAACCCTTTCTGCTATAAATTGGGAACAAGAGTTAAATCAAAAACCATTTGCCGGAGATATTGATCCAGAAGAGGCAAGTTTTTTTGGATTATCTAACTCTCTATTGTATGAACTAAATAAAAAGCCATTTACAGATACAAATACATATGATATTAAAAACATCAAAAAGTCCTTGATAGATTTAGGATTAAAAGAGAGTGGAAGTGGCTACTTTCGAATAGTATATTCTTTACCAAGTAGTGAAGATTTTGTTTTAAAAATATCAAAAAGTGGCGAATCTGGCATTAAAATGAATAAAGATGAGTTCTACCTTCAGCAAGAATTTAGCGGTTTATTTCCAAAAGTTTATGCTCATTCAGATTCCTTTTCATGGATTATTATAGAATCAGCAAATGTTATAAAATTTAATTCTGAAATAAATAAATTTTTTCCAAAAATAGCTGCGTTTATAGATCAACAAAACTCTGATGATTCACCACTTGTTACGGATATATTTAGTATATTTAATAGATATGATCTGCTACCTATAGCAAACTTATTACACTGCACTGAAACAGAAGTTAAAGCGGTTCTTAAGAGCGATCCTTTATTTTTAAGATTATTAAAAGTTTCAAATAAAACAGGGCTAAGCATAGATGAGATTCGCCAGGATAACGTTGGAACTTCTAAAATAACTGGCGAATTTATGATATTAGATGCTTCTATCTTCGATGAACCACATAAAGGATTATTTTAAATCTTTTTATTAAGAGGACCGTATGTTTACTTCAAAGCTTAAAATATTATCTAATCTTCTACGTGCTCAAGAATTAAATGATGAAGCAAAAGAAGTAGATGATTTATCTATTATTGATTGGGAAAAAGAATTAGGACAGAAACCGCTTTCAGATACACAAGAAGAAGAAGAATTTCTGGGACTTACCTCTGGGTTATTAGATAAATTAAATAATGAATTACAAAATAAATCTACTCTAAGAGCCGTAAATGATTATCTAAAGTCTCTTGGATTTAAATATATTAGTGAAGGTGCGTTTAGAGCTGTTTATAGTTTACCAAATAATGATGCTTTTGTATTAAAAGTTTCCAAAAGCTCCCTTTATTATGATATGAATGAAAATGAGTTTAAACTACAGCAAGAATTTAGCGGTCTATTTCCAAAGGTTTACGCTCATTCTAAGGATTTCTTTTGGATTATGGTTGAAGCAGTAAATGTTATAACTAACGATGAAGATATAGACCGATTCTTTCCTATATTAACTTCTTATTTAGACGAGAAATATCCCTTGGAACAACAAGCGCTTTATATTGAAAAAAAACCATTAATAGCAAATATACTTGCATATAGTTATAATTCTATATATACAGCACAATTACTACGATGCGAAAAAGATGATGTCATAAATATTTTAAGAATGGATCCACTATTTTCTAGATTATTAGATTTGAGAGAAAAAATAGGTATGACTTTAAGTGAAATTAGAAAAGGAAATGTAGGCACATCGAAAGTCACAGGAGAATTTAGAATAATAGATGCATCCGTAAGCCAAATGCTTTAATATAATTAAATCGTATCTATATCTTCTTCGTGCTCTAAATCCTTCCACCAATCCTCTTTGATACTTTTATCATATTTACTCTCAGAAGGATTAAAAGCTCCTCCTCTTCTGTAAAAAACTAATGGTTTATATATCAGAACTTTATGATTCATATCTTTAATAATCCAATCCAAAATTCCGCAAAAATTAGAATATGATTGGGCGAGGCATAAATCCTGATATCCTCCAGACATGTAAATATTGACATTTTCATTATCAATTAAAATATCTGAAACTATTTTTTCAAAAACATCTTTTCCCATCTCTGTATCAAGAGAATGCTTGGTATTCTGTTCTAAAAAATCTCTTAATTCTATATATTTATCATGACTTGGGTTTTTTTTGATAAAACGATCATTTCTATAATCATAAGAATAAAAAAAATTTGTTATTACAAGATCAAATTTTGAAATATTAGATTTTACTACATTAACATAATTGCCGAATTCCTCTTGGGAAAGTTCCAAAGAGCAGTCTGGATGTATTAAGATTAACATATTTTTAATATTATTTGAACAAGTCAATAATTTTAAAACATCTTTATATCCATTTAAGTTATATTTTTTAAGTGAATCATATAGGCTTATAACTTTATTACTATATGAAGATAATTTAACTCTCAGAAATTCTGAATCTGCTGTAGAATTATTATATTTAGCTATTCCCACTAAAGTGGCTTTTAATAATTCTTTGCCTGTATATTTATATTCACCGGGATTATCTGCATCTTTAAACATATCATCAGGAATTAAACAAAGAAAAACGCCATAATCTTCTCCATGGTAAACAGAGGAGGTTATGGCGTGATCAATTGCAAACTTACGATTTTTAGTTAAATAATCTCCGGGTCGAATATTGTCTGCTGTAATTGGCATAGCACGATAAAATCGATTCATCAAATTTCTCCCATCTAATGGGAGCGCTAAATATTAATATGTTTGCTTCTATAAATCCACATTAAACGGTAAAGACTCTGTCAAGTATTTTACCTATTTTACGAGTATACCAATCCAAATTAAATAATACATCTAGATCTTCTTTATTTAAATATTTTTTTAAATCTGATGATTCAAGTACTACATCATATAGTAGGCGACTTTCTGACCAAGATTTAGCTGCACAATTTTGAACCAAAGTATATGCCTCTTCGCGAGATAGTCCTTTTTCTACTAACGCTAACATTATACGTTGAGCTACAAAGGCGCCACCAGTCAGTTCTATATTTTTAAGCATATTATTAGGTAGGATTTGCAATCCAGATAAGATCTCATTTAATCTCTCTAACATAAAGTGTACCGTAACCGTAGCATCTGGGCCTATAACCCGTTCCACTGAAGAATGAGAAATGTCTCGCTCATGCCATAATACCACATTTTCCATTGCAGAATCTGCATAACCACGGACAAGTCTGGCTAACCCACAAAGATTTTCACTAAGAATAGGATTTCTCTTATGAGGCATCGCAGAGCTACCCTTTTGGCCATCAGAAAATGGCTCCATTACTTCCATAATTTCTGTGCGTTGAAGATTACGAATTTCAACCACAATTTTTTCAATTGAAGTTGCTAACAACGCGAGACAATGAAAATAGTGAGCATGAAGATCTCTTTGAATGATTTGATTTGAAATTGGAGAAGGAGTTAACCCCAAGTGTTGACAAACGTATTCCTCTATTCTTGGATCTAGATGAGCAAATGTTCCAACTACACCGGACAATTTACCAACAGCAACTTCTTTTGTGGCCCGAGACAATCTCTCTTTATCTCTCCGTAATTGATCCCATAATATAGCCATCTTCATTCCGAAGGTTGTTGGTTCAGCATGGATTCCGTGACTACGACCCATACATAAAGTAAAAGCATGTTTATGAGACAACGCTTCTAATATTTGTAATACATTATTTAAAGAATTTAATATTAATTCTCCAGACTCTTTTAGTTGTATTGCAAAAGCTGTGTCTAATACATCACTGCTTGTCATTCCTTTATGTAGATATCGGGCCGATTCTCCAATAGTTTCGTTTATCATAGTTAAAAAAGCAATAACATCATGCTTTGTTGTATTTTCAATTTCGATAATACGTTCTACAGGAAACTTATCTGGCAATAAACATTTTGAACCCAAACGACAAGCTGCCGCAATTCCATCTGGGATTTCTTTAATTTCTTCCATTGCTTCGCATGCCAATAATTCAATCTCCAGCATGATACTGTATTTGCGTTGATCTGACCAAATAGCAATAGCTTCTGGTTTTGCATATCGATAAATCATAATGCTCCTTTATACAAATAGATCCATATTATGAATAATTATTTCTTGTACTTTTTTTGATAATACATCAAATACTTCAGATATTTGATATGGTTCATATTCGTGCATCTCATCAGACCAAATCCATAATGTAACTTTGCTATTTACAATACAAAATTTTACACATTCGCTTTGGTCGAGAAGGCGATATTTTCCAATATCATAACCAATTGCCTCAAAATCATCACACAATTGTTTATATTCAGAAAACCAAAAATTCATTTATAATCCTTATAAATCTTCTTGAAATATATAATCTTTCCAAGGTCTAATAATAATTCTCCACGCATCTTTATAAAAGTCACTAATAAAGTTTTGAATATCTGAATCTAAATCCATTATTTTATCAGTTAATCGATGATTTTTCTTAAATCTGTTCCAGAACAATCTATATCTAGTAAATCAATTGCCCAAAATAGACGGCAAACCACCTATATGGAATATACCGGACGGGGGATCTTGGTTCAAGATTATATGAATTAGAAAGGTAAGAAAAATTATTTAATATTATTTTGCAAAAAGGTTAAAATTGCTTGTACGTGATTTAAAAAATCTGATTGTAGAGAAACAGATTTCATAGAATTACACGTTTGACAACAAGAAACAATATTCTCCGGAATATAACCTTCATCGTTGTTTACTCTATCTAATCCAATTGTATTTATAACAGAGCCACAATAATGACATGGTTTTTGCCAATACTTAATAAAATAAGTATATGATAAAGCAAATTGAAAACCTTTCTTTCTCGCTCTTCTTTTGTGCACATTATATCTTGCGGTTGGTGTAAGATACATATCTTTCGTTATATTACCAGAATATTTTACATGAGGAAGAACATCTTCTATTTCTCCGGTTTCTTGATAAGAAGATATTTTACGAAGATGATTAAAGAATTCAGATTCACTTAATGCATTTTTCATATAATTGCATCGCGTACAGCATGGAGCACAATTATTTATTTCATATCCTTTACTAGAGTCTATTCTATCAATACCATTATTATTTAATATACCACAATATCTACATGGCTTAGAAGTTATTTCCAAAAATTCACTCATAGAGATAGAAACATTCTTTTTGCGATAATTTGCCTGACAAATAAGACTTGTCCATCGGCCATTATCTGTTTTGTGATATTCTGCATTCTTTTTTAATCTTTCCTCTCTGTGTACTATATAGTATTTTTTATTTACTCTTTTATAGTGTTCTAAATTTTCCAGTCTCCATTTTTTGCTTTTTAATAGATATTTTCTTTTATTTATTGGATTTGAAATATATTTAGAATGTAATTTACTTTTACAAGTTTTACAAGCCGTTTCATAACCATCACCTCTAGAAGAATCTTTATTAAAAGAATCTATCAATAAGGTTTGTTGACATACTTTGCATTTTTTAATAGTTGGAGCCTGTACTATTCCGAACGCAATCTGTTGTTGTTTTTTTAAAACACTTTTGCGTCTTTGCTCTTTTCGACAAGATTTACAACTATTCTCATAACCATCTTTGGTTATATTATTATGATCAAAATCAACTAATGATAATCTCTGTTCACACTTCTTACAGGTTTTATGAGTTAATAGGTTAATATTTATAGGCTCTTTAATTTTATTACTTTTTAATTTTTTTCGCTTTTCAGCTCGTTTTGCATTAATTTTATCTTTATTTAAATGATAATGCTCAAGGGCGCTTGCATTATAATGCTCTTTGTTTTCGATTCTCCACTTATCTCTCGTATCTATCATTTTTTGTTTTTTTGCAGGATCTGAAGTTCGTTTTAAATAAATATCATGGCAACATGCTTTGCATTGAGATTTTAAATTATCTAAATTATATTTATCTTTTCCAAATTCAGATATTGATTTTGTTTGCTTGCACGCAGAGCATGTTTTGGTATCAAAATTATCATTCATTGTATAACTCCTATTTATTTTACACTTGTTAATGCAGCCATAGAAATTATACTAAATTATTTCAAAACACTCTTGGGATTTTTATAAAAATTTTGCCAAGCAATTTAAACTAGGATGGGTTGTAACCGAAATCTTTTATAAAAAAATCCTCCAAAATTTCTTTTGGAGGATTTGGAATTTTAACGATCTCTCTAAAACTTAGATTTAATCAGTCACATAACCACTTGCAGCGCCACGAGGATTGACGATACCTATACCTATTATTTCACTCACCACCCAGCCTAACTTCAATTGTTTAGGTTCGTCAGCGGGTAATACTTCTATGTCCTGGCGAATAGGCATAACACCTACGAACTCAGGATCTGCAACTGCGAAAACCTGACGGTTCTCAACAACCTTAGAGACGATGATGTCGGCACCGAAGATTGAGCCATAAAGGCCAGTTTGTAGCAATTCACGCTGAGTAACAGGATCTACCTGTGAAGCACCAGCAGCACCAGCAGATTCCCAATTGAGCATATCGGTAAATTCGTTGATATGCATAAAATATTTAGAAGTTACCAGGTCCCACCGATCAACTTGACGCTTTAGAGCCAAAAGGCCCTGCTTTGAAAGTTCATCAGCAGTTGTAGTATTATCTAAACGCTGGTAGGCATTCTCTCCACCTTTAGCACTATCAGTTGCGAAATCAAGAGCAGCAAATACGTTCTTGTCTTCCTGGGCTTGAATTTCCTGACGAGCCTTTTGCTGGGCACGATCGATAACATTAAATCTCCGACGCTTGACTTCAGCAATACGGACAGTTGGGTTAGAAACCACTTCAAACTCAGGAATAGTTACTCTGTCACCAAAAACGCGTGATTCTGGAGCGGTACCGTTACTAGAAATAACAACTGCACCAACATCAATATCGCGGTCATATATTGGCAAAGCACCTTGTGGGAGGGGATCGACTACGAGAGCCTTTCGTCCTACACCCTGATAGTCAAGGTTTCTTCGGATTGGGTTGGCCATAGCCTGACCTAAAGCAATTTTGCCTTCTTGAGTCATTAGAGCTTGCTTGATCATCTCATCTCTCTGCTCTTCATTTAGTGAGGAACCTTGAGATAGAGCTGAACTAGAAGGTGCTAACTCTTCAATAATTGACGCATACCTTACGATCTGGGCCAAAGCATCTTTTACGTTTTTTGCGCTTAATTCGCCTTGTGTATTAAACATAATTTAACTCCTTATTATGCAATTTGGACGCCAGCAAGGTACAATGCACCATACTGTGAGGTTGAGGTTTCGCCGGCCATGGTATTCGTAGTTGAAACTAGAGAAATATCATCAACACGACCGATATGTAAAGCGACAGCAATACCATTGCCACCACCTGTGGTAGTTAATTTACCATCATTAGTACCATCGGCAGCATCACCATAAATTGGTGCATTAAGGGTTGCGGCAGCATATTCGGCAGAAGAAGTCCATGCATCAGAAGTGATACCATAAAGTCCTGGTTTGGTCCACAAAGTGGCCTTACCTGAACCGACCATGGTGCTTGGTCCAATAACAACAACACCTGAGGTTGAAGAGGTACCAAATCCAGTTCCTTTACCGACAGTTGCTCCAATTACAGTACCAAACATGGTGCCATAACTTGCGGATCCGTCACCGCCGACAGAGCTACCTTCATCAACTAATCCATAGAAAACGCTATGAGTTGCTACGCGTCCTAAGATCAAATGAATCTGGGGACCTGGGTCACCAAAAACATCCGCAGCATACAAGTCTGTTGCTACGTTAAGAGCCTGAAGTACCGCAACTTCACCGCCCACAATTAAGGAGACGTTGTCGTCTTCGATATCAAATTGGCCTAGGGGTTCAATTCCTGGCTGTAGTGGTTTTAACATAAGTTGTTCTCCTACTTATTTTTAATTTAGAATAGATTCAATCGTTGAATCTATCATTTTAGAAACTTCAAAAAGTCCGTCATTATCAGCTTGATTTGCAATTTTAATCAAAGCGTCAATCACTGCGAGATCAGCGTGTTTTCCTCGAAAGTTTCCTGTAGGAGCGCTCTTAGCCACACCTTCAGAATGTGATTTTTGCTCTAGCAAATTTTCCACTAAGCCCCCATTTCCCATTGCATCAGAAACAACAATAGCATTTGGATGTGCTTCGTGAATTAAGTCTGCACCCTTCTCTTTATGAACATCATAAAGATCAGAATAATCAGCCTTTACATTCTCCCTCTTCTGATTATACATGCTTTTAAGCCCTGCATAATATAACTTAGAATATTGATCTGAAAGACCAGAAATAGCATCACTTATATACTTATTTGGATATTGATCTGCCATTTTCCTCATACCAATGTTTAATCTATTAGTAGATTCTTTAATAAAACTCTGTGAAAGTAATAGATTTTCAGCCACTTTTTGTGAAACTGGATTATTACGATAATAATTTATAGCATTTTTCCATCCACTATGTCTGCGGCGTCCTTGTTTGGGTAATGAATGTCGAATAAACTTTCTTAATTGAGAACGATTAAATACGCCCTCTTTATAAAGATAACCTAAAGAATTTAAATAATCAATTTGTGGATTACCAGTTTTCCTGATAAAACCTCCCCATCTATTATCCGGATCCATAAAGGCCATACCTAATGGAGTTTGTAATAAATCACTTGCAATTCTAAAAGCCGCACTTCTAAATCCTGGTGGTTTATTTGAGATATCTATTTTTTCTCCATAAACATCTAAAATAATAGGATTATCAGATCCAGAACCAAGATCTGTTGAGGCTCCAGTTGAGGCTCCGGGTCTACTTTCTGCAATAGGTCCTGTGGCTGCACCAATATTAGCACTTCCAGCTCCTGCACTAATTGCAGATTCAGCGGCTGGGTAAATGTCGATTACCACCTGTCTCCAATGTTCTAAAGCACTCAGCAGTTGCTGATCCGCCTGAATAGTCTCTTGGAAGCCATCTAGAGAAGCCAAGTCACCTCTAAGAGCTTCTTGATTTGTTAAAAATTCCGTAATTTCAGCTTTTAATTCTTCCGTTTGTTTTGCGGCAATTATCATAGCGGCCGGATCTTTTGGTTCCATTAAAATAGAAGCACTCTCTTCATTATCTTTTAATTCATCCAAAACATCTATATTCTGTTCGTTACCATAAGTTCTTTGATTAAAACGTAACGTTCCATGAGCAGCTCTAGCGGCAGCAATTGCTTTTCCCAAATCTGAAACGCTGGTTTGATATGTTTGTAGGTCATCTTTATTATCAGGATTAGATAAGTAATCCCACAACGATATTCCACCCCAAGCTAATAAACCCAATACTGCGGCTATACCCAGCCCTTTAAGGGCTAGTGGTCCTGCAACTCCGAGTAAAAATTTTCCTACCACTCCCTTTTGAACAGCGGCTGAAAAATTTTGAGCAATCTCTGTATTTTTTAAAAGTCTACTTGACTCTTCGGCACCAGCCTTCTTGGAAGCTGTGGCCAAACTTTTAGTCTCTTTTTCCACCATCTTTTTGACAGCTTTTGCTTGTTCGTCAGATAAGCCCTTTGCTATTTTTGCTTTATCTGTGTGTATTTGAGCGACTTCATCTGCAATACTTTGCAATTTTTGAGCAGATTCAGCAGATTCTTGTTTTAATGACTCTATAACTGGCTGAATTGCTCGTTTAGTTTCTTCTCCAGAACGTGCGGCGGCAGTAGATAATTCTGCAATAGAAGCTTCCATCGCACCAAGTCTGGCAGCAATTTCAACGCTATTATCTAATGACTCTACAGCTTTAGCTGGCATAGCTACACCAGTAGCTTGCTCAACCTTAGCTTTTGTAACTGCTACTTTTGGAGCAGAATTTTGTCGAATTCTTGCGCCCAACTCGCCTTCTTGAAGTGGCTTTGGTTTTGGAGCCACCGGGACGCCTCGACCTCTTATACCAGCCGCTGGTTGAGCGGGAGACTGCACTTTTGGAGCAATTGGAGGTTCTGCTTTTGGAGCAATTGGAAGTTCTGCTTTTGGAGCAACTGGAGGTTCTACTTTTGGAGTAACTGAAGGTTCTACTTTTGGAGTAACTGAAGGTTCTACTTTTGGAGGACCTATGGTCTTTAAACGTCTTGAGGCTACTTCTAAAAGCGCAACTTGATCTGGGCCTTCTTTTGAGACGACTCGCTGCATATATGCAACTAATTTAGCAGACTCTGTATCATTTATAGAAATCCCTTTAATAGCATCTAATACATCTTCGCAATTCATTACTGCTTCTTGTATAAAATCTTCCGAAGTATCTATCCAGTTTGGATCTGTCAACTTAGGTCCATTATTAGAAAGCTGTTCCCCAATAAATCTAAGTTTTCTACCGATAGCAGGTAAAGATTTCCCTTCGGTGACTTTCGTAAAAACTTCTAAAAGTTGTTGGGAAGAATCAAAAGATATTTTAGTAGCAGATGGAAATAATTCTTTAAATAAAGCTTCACCAACTTCCGTTGCTTTACCAGCTTTTTTGGTCAAATATTTTTGCATTATATCAGAATAAATATCAAATATTTCTGAGGAACCTGCGCGATTTATTTTCATAATTTATTCTCCGGAAATTTCAGATATTGTTCTCTCAATCCGGTAGGCCAGTTTAATATTACCTAGATCTGCGGCAGCTTCAGCAGCAAGTTTAAGTTCTAATAACAACTTTGCTTTTGCTTCTTTTTGCTCTTCTTCGCTTATCTCTTCTAACTCAGGATTTGTTTCTGCGTCATCTGCTAAGGCAGAATCAACAAATGCATCTAAACTTTTCTTTGCATCACCCATAGTATTTTTAACTTCAGTAGCCTTCTGATTGACTGTATCTAACGTAGAAGCTTGAGCCATCAAATCTAATCTTTCGGCTAAAGAAAGAATATATTTTTCAAATTCCATAGCCGTTTCGCTCTGTTCCCAAGCCTGTTTAGTTATATGATCCCATTTTGGCATAATAATCTCCTAATCTATGATAAATTAGTTTAATTAGTAGTCTAGTGTATTAATATCAAAGCGGGTACATCTAAATTATATTTTAATGCTGCCGCTAATCTATGCTATCACTCTTAAGATTAAATATCATTTGATAATTTTTAAATAGCATATGCAAAATTATTCAGATTCATGGATATTAAGAATTGCAATAATTCTTTTAATTTTAGACCCAACTTATTCATAAATTATATCCTCTATTTTAGACGAAAAGAAATTCCAAAGTTCCCATCAATGATGATGGCGGACCAGTCACATATGCTACTGCGGGATGGCCCTCTGTAGGTTGGGCGGTAGTTAATTTTCCGTCTAATCCTACATATAAATTTGCATTTAATGGATAAATTTGAGTGGTATCAAACTGGTCTGTAGCATATATTCCCCGATGATAATGTACCGTTACCCGACCCGATCCAACTGTAGAATCATCTCCAGGTTTCGTTGCTATTCTATATACATAACTAGTTATTATTTTAAAAGCATCATTATTTCCATCTTCATCTGAATCATAATTCAATACAGTACCAGCAGGTACAATTACCAACCCATTTACATCATTTAAAGATACTGTAATGGTAGATGTGAAACTATTTCGATTTACATTTGGAAATTCTAATGGAGCCATTACTTCTGCAATATTAGTTTTTACTCCATTAACCTCTACTATATTAGAGGAGGCTACTTCAATTACTATAATTTCATCAATTTGAGCTTTACTAAATGCATTTGTCCTGGCATCATCTATTATTCCTAATGGCGCCGTTCCATCACTAACTCCCACAACGATATCATTTCCTAAAATTTTAAGCTGTGCAATCATACCTGGCTCAAATTCGGCCGTAGGATCCAAAGGATAACTTGCAGGTAATGATGTGCCGGTATGTATAACTCTTAGCATATATTCTCCAGTATTTTAATTCAATACAAATAATTAATAAAAATATAGGAGACCATTGTAGTCTCCTATACATAATACTTTGTTTTAAATTTTGATTATCAATTTATCTTAAGAGGTTTTCTTGATATTATCAATTGTAGCAAGAACCATATCAGCAGCCATTTGATTTCCTGATTTAGATAAATCTTTAGCCATTTTTTTAAGTTCTACGGCGACAGCCATTTTTGCAGATGCTTCTTTTATAAAATCATCTTTTATACCCATGGCGGTAGCCTCCACAATATCCGCAGCAAAGTTATGACCTTTTAACTTTAAGCTTCCAGCAATCTTTCCAAGTCCAGTCAAAATATGATTAGCTGTGGTATCAAAATATTCATTTGCAGAAACAGCTTTATTATCTGAACAATTACATACTCTTTTACCACAAATAGGGCAAGATTCAGATATACCATCTAATGCTTTGATGTTTCCATCTAGAGCCCCACTAATATTATCTGCATGTAATTCATCAGCCATCAAAAAAGACTCTGGATCAGATAAGGAATCATCAAACTCTTCATCCTCTCCTGAATTCAATATATTCTCTATAGGATCATCTTCGGCAGAAGAATCAAAAAGAGCTTGAGCCTTTTTTTCCAGATTATGTTTCTGAAGAATCCTCTGAAACTCTGCGGCGATATTATCGCCATTAAATCTATTTCCAATCATAGGATCCCCCTTTTGTTATTTGTTGAATAATGCAGAAAGATTTTCTACCATTGATCTTTGTGGTGCATCCTCAGGTGTTTCATAACCTATGTTTAATCCGCCAAGATCACTAGCAACCTTAATAGTCTCAGGCATTCTCGCATTAGCTATAGATCGTTTAAATGCTTCAAAGGCTTTGTCATCAAATTCTAAAACCAAATCTACTTGGCTATCTAATGATGCTCTAGTTGGAGCAATCAAACCCTTGCGTTGCATATCCATTGCTAAGTCATAAGCTCTTCTCATCCGAAGTTTAACGGCCTCCTTCTCTTCTGCCGCTTTTCTTTCAATCAACTTTTTAGCTATTGCAGCGCGTGGTGATGGAAGTTTTTCAACTACAAAAGACGCACCCTGAACGCCATCATTTGGGACTACGTCATTTGCATCATTTTCATCTTTCCCACCATGCATATCTTCTTCGTGCTCTTCAACTTCTTCTTCAGCTTCTTCTTCTGCAATATCTTCCATTTCATTTTCTTTATCGTCAGCTAAGTTGAATTTTCCGTCATCAGCCAGATTACCTGTTGGAGCTTTATTAGCCACCTCTTGAGGGGTACCTACTGGAACGGCCGGAGCACCTGCTTTATCAGAATCACCTTTTGGAGTTGATTCTGCTACGCGTTGCGCATGACCAGCACCATCATCTGCTTCATTTAAATCTGGAGATTCATTTTCTACTTCGTCTGAATCTAAAGCTTCCATAGCAATTTTTTTACGAGCAGATTCTAACAAAGCTAATCTACGTTGTTTACGTAAATTAAGCGCCTGAGCAAACAACTCAGACTCTGCCTTTGAGGCTGCCTTTGAAGTATCTTTTCCTGAGGGCTCTTTAGTAGCTACTTCCTCTCGTTCTTTTGCACTATCTTCTGCTTCTTCTACATATTCAGAAGTTTTTACCATAGCCGAAGAAACAATCTTTGCCATCTTTAGCAGGGTACGTGCTTCGCTGGTTAATTGTGCTGAATCTTCCAATGCACTAGCAGTTAGTGATTTAAGCTCTGAGTACTTTTTAGGAGAAATCCTATTTTTGTGATCATAAGCTTCAATAATTAAAGCTAATTCGTCAGCTGATTCACTAGATTCTGCCAAAACAATCTTCATATCTTTTAAAAGGTTACGAGATAGATTGGTAATTTCATCTACTGGTTTGTCGGCATCTGTATCAATATTTACTTCTACTCCACCTTTTCCACTGCCCAAGTCTTCAATTGCTTCTTTTAGATCAGCAAAAGCTTCCTCTACTACCACTAAAGCATCTGATGCTTTAGCTTGAGGATCTTCTTCGTCAATATCCTCAGCACCAGCTTCTGGATCTTCTTCTGGCATTATAGATTCTTCTGGTAGGGGAGCCTCTTCCGGCATTGGAGCATCCAAAGCACCGGGAGCAGCAGGAGGAGCACCTAATCCAGCCATCGGATCTGCTTGACCTAATCTAGTAAGCTTTCCAGCCACAGAACGTAAACCATCAGTACGAATAGCTGCAACAACAGCCTTGCCATACTCTTTGCTGGTTAAAAACTTCCAATTCTCTTCTAGTTTTGGACCATAAATATCTTTAGCAGTTGTTGCTAAAATTAATTTATCATCAGCATAAACTTCAAAACATGAAGCCTGTTTGTTGATCGCACCATTTAGTGCTCGAACTTGCTTAAATTTTGTACTTAATCTAGCGCGCTTCTGTTGTTCCTTAACTTGTTCGTCACCAGGAAACATACCATCTTGTCCACCCATAGCTTTATCCTGGTGCATATGCTTATCATCCATCCAATATTTCTTGTAATCTTCTGAAGTAAAAGTGCTTGGCTCTACGGGTTCAGCCTTACCATCTCCTGCGGCTCCACCATAAAAGTAAGCTTTTCTCTCCAATCGACGTTGGGCCAACTGAGCGCGCTTCTGTTGTTCCTTAACTTGTTCGTCACCAGGAAACATACCATCTTGACCGCCCATTGCCTTATCTTGATGCATGTGTTTGTCGTCCATCCAATATTTCTTGTAATCTTCTGAAGTAAAAGTACTTGGCTCTACAGGTTCAGCCTTACCATCTCCTGCGGCTCCACCATAGTAATATGCAATCCGACGACGTAATTCCGCTCGTTTGTTTAACTTAGAATCATTCATTATTTCCTCCATAATGTTTTTATGCGTTTTATTTTTATCTAAACTAGAAAAAGCATAAGTTTCAGGACCTACGCCTCCCGTTTGAAATGTATCAATATTCTCACCATTATCACTAGCAACTAATCCGGTAGACTCTCCACCAGTTCCTCTAACCCCTTCATTATCAACAGTTTCTATAGCTGCCCTTCCAGAAGCATCTTGTCCGCTACTAAAGGTTTCTCCTTGACCAACAGACATATTATTCTCAAGAGAATCATCATAGGATTTGCCAAAACTTTCATATAAATCTGAAATATCAGAATCAGAAGCCCCTGCATCTCTCAATTGAGATAACGCTTTAGCAAACTGCACCTCTCTATTTTCACTCCACCTTAATCCGCCTTCTTCTGCTGTTTTAACAAGATTATACTTATGCAAATAATTATTTACTATAGATTGGCGCTGAGTTACTGAACAACCACGTGGACCACAAGCAACTTTTAAAATTTGGTCTAATTCTTCTGCTTGTCCCAAGGATAATTGAGCACTAAACTTTTCAAAATCAGAAACTCCATAATTACTTAATTCAGCCTTATGTTCTCCTATAGAAGCAATACATCGAAGCAATCGCGCACCCGGTTCGGCAGGCTGAACTACTAAACTATATTCCATTGGCTTTAGACCAATATTAACTTCTCCATATGCTGAACGTGCTGTAACACAGACACAATACTCTTTAGGAGTGGTAGCTCTATTCCCACAATCGCTGCAAATAGAAGTAGTTACAGCAGTTCCCATGGAGCCATACCGCACTACACCCGTTTGAACTTTTCGAGCTAAATTTGGATAATTCACTTTATCCAAAGCACAAAGACCAACAACCTGTTTGTGCTTTTCATCATAATAAGTATCTAAAATAATTCCACGAATACCATCAACAGATTCTGATTTGTGGTCTACACATAATGGTGTTCCAATCCAATCTCTAGCTGCCTTCTTTAATTCAGATTCAGGAAATATATCACCATTATTATTTTTGTGCGCTGGAACATTTCCATGCCAATGATATTTATCATCAAAATATCCCCAAGCACGCTCGTGACCGACTTTTTTTAAATTTCCATCATCATCAACAAGAGCGGATTCCGCTGCTTTTAAAAATATAATTGTAAAATATAAAAAATCATCTGATTTAGGAGCCAATACTTTAGAGGTATTAGCGAGTTTTTCTAGTCTAGCCAAAATATGTGGAGAGGCAGCAACAATATCAGAAGAAACTTCTTTAACCACATTACCGCTAGAATAACCAATTTTAATAAATCCTGAAGTAGACATGATGAAAATCCTTAATAATCACTAGGTGTTTTTATATTAGCCATTTAATATTTTTGTGTAATTTACTCTGATAAAACAATCATACCCAAAATATTTGTATTTATATATTCTTTGGCACGCTCCACAGAAGAGACTAAGTCTTCTATTGTACGCTCATATCCATCTGTATGTGCAGAAAACTCCATAAAAAAATCAGGAGAACCAACTTTATCTCGTAAAGCAAAGATCTTTTCTGCTGCATCAGATGCAGATTTAGAAGATGATACTAAACCATCAATAATTTCTAAAGTAGTCGTTGCATCTTTAATATCATTAAAAATTCTAATAGCATCTCTGATTTTAATTAAATATGCCTTAATGATTCTTATGTTTCTTTTTGCAGACTGATGAAATTGCCCCTTAGATTTTTCTATTACTTCAGCATTATCTTGATGTTTTTCATATTCCATCTTATTTTGCAACATTTTATCTAAAGAATCTTCTATCAACTCTATTGCTCGATCTAGCATCTTTAAAATTTCTTTAGCTTTCTTTTTTATATCATCTGATACAGGCACACCAGCCCGCTTTAAAATAGAGTTATCTGCTCTAATTTCTATTTTAGCCTCTGGATATCTCTCAGAGATGCATTCTAAAATATTTTGTGCATCCATTTCTTCAGAAATTTGCAAAATCTGAGATGCTTCTAAATTAATAATTTCACCGAGACTATAATATATTTTATGCTGTAACATTTTAAGCAAATGTTTAGGTTCTCTCATGGAGGTGCAAATAATTATTTTATTACTCACTTTAGTTGCAGCCACAATATCTTCTAAAAATTTAAATACTTCCTTATTATAATAATCATTTGAATCCATATACATAAAAGAAGCAAAGCTCTTTCTAACCATAGTGTCTTTTCCATACGGCAATTCTAACCGAGCGTCTTTTTCCTTGCCTTTACCTACAGTTATTGTTCTACCATAGATATCTATGTCTAGTGTTCCATTCCAAGAATCATCTACTTCACTATAATTATTATAATATTTAACCATTGNAGCTGCGTTTATTAAGCCATCAATATAAAAAGCGGTTACAACTTTATTAGTTATCGGAGATACTTTTAAAAACTCAGCAGTTGATGATAATTTAGATTTCTCTGAGGCTGTTTTAATTAAACCTGTATTTATATTAATTATAGGAAATCCCTTCCAATTCATATTAGAATTGTCTTGAAATTTAAAATTAGTAACAATAGCCGCCTTAACAAACCCAACTTCTTGTGCAATTTTAGTTGCATCTTTTAAAAAACTTGATAATGTCTCTATATCAATCATATCACCTGTATCAATTCCAAGTCTAGATGACAATCCTCCGTGAATTTCTAAAACATATTTTATTTCAGCACATCCAAAAGTAGCCAAAGATCCCGGCTGAATATTGCTATAAACTTTTTTAATAATATTTTCATCATCTACAAATAAAATATCTATTGGAAATGTTACCGTTCCCATGTGATATAATACACTTTGAGGCCGACTATATTTAAATAATAAACCAGCGGAGTCATCTAATGATTTATATGATTGTAATCCGATTACTTGGTCTTGAACACTTTCTGCTATTCCACATTGAAAAGATGCTAAAGGAGCATTAGCACCTTTATATATAGTAACCTGAGCCTTTTTATATCGCACATCATCAAGAACCCAATTATAATCACTACCTTCTACCGGACTAATTATTCCACCAGCATATTCCGTTGTCTCAGACAAACCCTGCTCAGAATCCATATTCTCTAATACAGATTTTTCAGGAGTCAAACCATCCGATGGAACAGAAGTTTGCAAATCTATTTTTGTTGGGCCATCTTGAGTTAACCCAAGTCCATCGCCATATTCTTCTGGGGTGCCTATAACTCCTGGCCATGCATTTTTTTTCATAAACCCTCCTTATAAAGCTTTAGCCAACTCATCAAGAGTTTGAATAATGAAAGCCGGATTTTTACCATTTAACATATTTTTAATTAAACCAATACTCGCTCCAATCGCAGCCCCGCCAGGGGTTTTTTTAGAAGCAAGTTCAGATACATTTAATTGATTAACCTTATTTCGCAAATTTGGATAAGCTCTATTCCTAGCTTCTAAAGACATTTTATGTAACATAATATCAATAATGCTTTTAATTTGTTCAGCCACATACTTTGGATTATCATAAACATATTGTGATTCCTTTTTCATTAGAACTCCGTCATATATTGACTGGCACGCATCACCACTTTCTTATAAGCAGATTCTTTTGCTTTATTAAGATTATTATGATTAGGATATTCTAACAAAATAGTTCTACTGTAAATTTTTGCTAGCTTCTTTAAAACATCATTTGTATTCGGGAGATCTGCATTTACAATCTTAATCATTAATTGATTAAACAACAATGTTGGATCGTCACTTTTTGTCTCGGCATATTTTATTAATAAAAAATCCGCAAAATCCGCAAAAGCATATTCGTCTTGTTCATCTGCTAAATCACCTAATTCTACCAATAAATCTATTATGCCTTCAACTGACCCAGATTGATTTAGTTTTTTACCTTTATTAACTTTATAAGAATCTGGATCTTGACCGAAACCCTCAATCCCCATTTCTAATGCATTAAACCCATTGGCTCCTTCTGCCGATACATCATTTTCAGGCATAGAAATAGGTACATCTTTATCCTTGGCAGGCTTAGATTCCTCTATCTTTTTAGACCAATAGGATGTTTTAATCATTTTATTTTACACCCCTTACATTCTTGATACCATAATTTGGATCAGATATTTCATCCGCTTTGCTGGCAGTAG